GCTGAGTATCTTGTGGATCTTAATGCTACTCAGGCTGCAATTCGTGCCGGCTATTCACCTAGGACAGCTAAATCTATTGGTCAGAGGTTGTTGACCTTTGTTGACGTTCAGGCCGCAATACAGGAAGCTATGAAGAATAGGGAGAAACGCACCCTTGTAACTGCCGATATGGTAGTTGCGGAACTTGCAAAGATGGGCTTCTCAAATATCGGTAAATATGCGAAGTGGTCCGGTGATTCTGTGTCGCTGGAACCTTCGGAAGCACTCGGGGAGGATGAGCTTGCCTGTGTTGCCGAAGTGTCTCAAACTGCCACACAGAATGGCAATAGCGTCAAGTTCAAGCTCCACGACAAGAAAGGGGCTTTGGAACTTCTTGGCCGTCACCTGGGCATGTTTACGGAAAACCTAAATGTTACTGGGGAATTGGCAGTAAAGATAATTGACGACATTGAAAAATAGTGGGCATGTTCCACTAATCAGCATTATGTAAACCAGGAAGTAGCCTCAAAGCCGTATTAATCCTTACTTTTAGGATACTACGCGGTTTTTCTGCTTAATTCTGCTAGAAAATGATAGTGAGAGTGTATATTTTATGGCTGAAATTCGCATCTCAAACCTAGTAGCTCCGTCATTCCACCCGGTTCATGCCGACATCAAACGAGGTGGGCATACTCATTATTGGGCCAAAGGTGGCCGGGGCAGCACCAAGTCAACCTTTGCAGCTATAGAAATAATTCTGGGCATAATGAAGGACCCTAACGCCAACGCCTGCGCCCTGCGGAAGGTCAAGGATACGCTCAAGGATAGCGTATACGTACAACTATGCTGGGCAATAGATGCGCTAGGGGTGGAACGGTATTGGCATCAGAATACTAGCCCGTTAAGCCTGACATATATTCCAACCGGCCAGAAAATCCTATTCCGGGGTGCAGATAATCCGAAGAAAATCAAGTCTTTCACCTTTAGGCGCGGCTATTGCAAGTTCTTCTGGTACGAGGAAGTTGATGAGTTTAACGGAACCGAAGAAATACGGATGATTAACCAGACACTACTTCGTGGCGGTTCTAAATTTGTGGTGTTCTACACCTACAACCCGCCAAAGTCTGCCGCCAACTGGGTTAATACGGAGGTTCAGCTCACCCGGGAAGATAGGCTTGTGCATCACAGCAGCTATTTGACGGTCCCGCCGGCCTGGCTGGGTGAGCAGTTTATCGCCGAGGCTGAACACCTCAAGGCTACAAAAGAAACGTCTTATAACCATGAGTACCTTGGAGAGGTTACCGGTACCGGAGGTGAGGTATTTGGCAATGTTCAGATCCGGCCAATCAGCGATGAGGAGATAGCAGAGTTTGAGACCATACGCCGCGGAATGGACTTCGGGTATGCGATTGACCCATTTGCTTATCTCGTTTGCAGCTATAACCGTAAGTTAAAGCGGCTATTTATCTACCATGAATACTACAAGGTTGGGCTTTCAAACCACTCAGCATATACTCATATTGAACAGGAGAATACCTCCAACGAGCCAATCCTGGCAGACTCAGCGGAACCGAAGAGTATCAATGAGCTATGCCAGTATGGGCTCAGGGTGGCGCCGGTCAAGAAGGGACCGGATAGCGTAGAGTATGGCATCAAGTTCCTGCAAGACCTGGAAGCTATCATTATCGACGACAAGCGGTGCCCGGAGACAGCCAGGGAGTTTATGAACTACGAGTTGGAGAAGGATGTAAATGGTAACTTCAAGGCCAACTATCCAGACAAGAATAACCATACGATTGATGCGGCGCGATATGCCATGAATTATGAGTGCTTGCAGTTCAGAGATGAAGAGAAAGCGAAGCCGCAGCGTTATAATTGGAAGCACGAGAAGCCAAAGCCTGACCCCTACACCGGGGCGAAACCTGATAATAGCTATATCAACTACTAGGAGGTTGACAATGGAATACACTATCATGGGCATCGCCTTTGGGCTGTGCCTTTTCCTATGCCCCTTAATGGCCTATAGGCGCGGCCTACAGGACGGCCTAGCCGTTGGACAGGGTAAGACACCAGTTCCGATTAAGGGGCCTATTAAGGCCATGCAGGAGCACCGGGAGGCTAAGCAGACAAAGCAGGAGCAGGACAAGTTCCGTGACGGGTTGGCTAATCTCCTCGCCTATGATGGAACGCCTCAAGAGGTGGTGAAAGAATGAGCGACACAACGCGCGAATGGGATCTATACGAAAAAGGCAAGGATTACAACCGCAAGATTGACCTGGGCGCCACCGTTGACCGCAACGAGCGCATGTATGCAGGCGATCAGTGGAAAGGGGTAGTATCCAACGGCCTCCCAACTCCGGTATTTAATATCTTCAAGCGCATTATTAACTACTTCATTGCCGCTATCATGTCCAGCGCGGTAAAGATGCAGTTTACGCCGGAGAATATCGGCGACGATACGCAGGACCCGCAGGAACTGGAGGTCAAGCAGGCTGCGGAAATCATCTCTAAATACAGCGAAACCCTTTGGGAAAATTTGAAGATGGACAATAACCTCCGGCAGGTGCTATTGGATGCTGCTCTTTCCGGTGATGCTTGCGCTTACTGCTGGTGGAATCCCGAGATTGACACCGGCCAGGAGGCTCAAGGTGACAACGAGATTGAACTGCCGGATAATGTCAATGTCTTTTTTGGCAATCCTAATGATTACCGGGTACAGAAGCAGCCTTATAATATCATCTCTTTTAGGGAATTGGTTTCTAGCCTTCGGGATGAGGCCCGTAAAAACGGCGTTGAGGAATATAAGGTCAACATGATCAGTGGTGATACCGACACTCAGGAGCAATCCGGTGACATGGCCAAGATTGAGCTTGACACCTCCGGTGAGAATACCGGCAAGACTACGGCGATCATTAAGTTTTGGCGCGATCCGAAAACGAAAACGATTTGGTGGAACAAATCCACCCGGGCGGTAACAATCCGGGAGAACGTCGATACCGGCCAGAAACTTTATCCCATTGCCTGGATGAATTGGGATAAGCGTAAGAACAGTTATCACGGGCAGGCGGTAGGAACCGGCCTGGTTCCGAATCAGATTTTCATTAACAAGATGTTTGCCATGGTCATGCTTAACCTTATGTACAACGCATTCCCCAAGGCAGTATACGATTCCAGTCTTATCAAGGAGTGGAATAATCAGATCGGGCAGGCTATTCCTGTTACTGGTGGGCAAGACGTTAACAAAGTGGCGGCATTCTTGCAGCCTGGGAATATGTCAAATCAGGTAATGCAAGTCATTGACGCGAGTATTAACTATACCAAGGACATGCTAGGAGCGTCAGACGCTGCCCTGGGCGACGTGAAGCCGGATAACCACGCGGCTATTATCGCAGTCCAGCAGGCGGCGGCTGTCCCCCTGGAGACAATCAAGGCCAATCTATACCAGTTCGTTGAGGATATCGGGTATATTTGGCTTGATATGATGGCAACGAAATACGGGAAAAGAAATATCTCGATTAGCACCAACGGGCAACGCCAGGTAGTGCCGTTTGACTTTAACCGGCTTAAAGATATGCGCTTAAAGCTCAAGGTTGATGTGGGCCCTTCCTCTTATTGGAGCGAAATTACTGCCATGCAGACCCTTGATAACCTGCTGCAAGCTGAGAAAATAAACTTCTTACAGTACCTGGAGAGGATTCCAAACGGTGTTATACCGCAAAAACAAGAGTTGATTGATGAAATAAAGCAGATCGAACAGCAGAAAGCCAATACTCCTCCGGTGCCGACTGACTTGCCGAATGTGTCAATCAGTATGCGAGACTTGCCTGTCAGTGGGCAGATCCAGGCGGCTGCAATGGCGGGGATTCAACTTAATCCGGAGGATTTTCAGACTATGCTTACAACACCGGAGCAACAAATGCCAGGGCAAGCACCGGGGCGAGTAGACCCGCAGCAACTATTAAGCCAACTGTCACCGGAGCAGCGGCAGGAGTTAGTGCAACTACCTCCCGATCAGCAGGCCCAAATAATGCAGCAAATGCAGCAGGCAATGGGAGGTAACGCATGAGAGGCTTGATCTGCGTACCTCATACCGGCTTTTTCCCTTATCAATTCGTTGTTGCCTGGACACAGCTACTATTTCATACCCGGCAGTTTTGCGATCAGCTGGACTTCCGCTTTGTTGGCAGTAGCCTAGTCTATGAGGCCCGGGAGCAGGCTGCCGAGCACTGCCTAAAAGAAGGTTATGAATGGCTGTTCTTTCTTGACAGCGACATGGAACCCCGGTTGGATACAATAGAGCGCCTTTTGAGGTGGGATAAACCGGTAGTGTCAGCGATGGCTTTTAAGCGGATGCAGCCGTATACGCCCTGCTTTTATCCCCGGGTTGAGTTTGACGGAGAGAAAGTACAGATACAGACTGCCGACGATTGGGCGGAGGGGCTTGCCGAGGTTGAGGGTGTGGGCATGGCCTGTTGTCTGATTAGGAGAGAGGTGCTTGAGCAGACACCGAAACCATTATTCTTCCCCATGCCGGTGCTTGCTGAGGATTTAGGGTTTTGTAAACGGGTGCGAGATGCCGGGTTTAAGGTTTACGTGGACACTTCCCTTTGTTGCGGGCATGTAGGATCCGAGGTTATCACCGACAGGCATTATAAAGAATATAGGAGGCTTATATGCTAATCGGGATGATGCTAGTCAGGAATGAGGCTGACCGGTGGCTTCGGCAGGTCTTGGAGCAGATGCGCCAAGTATGCGATAAAATCATCGTCCTGGACGATTGCAGCACCGACAATACGCCGAATGTCTGCCTCGAATACGGTGCTATTGTTTGTTACTCTCAGGAGCCCATATGGGCCACAAATGAGGTATCCCTGCGCAAGTTCCTGTGGTATATGGCTTCATTGGTAGCCAGGAACGGAGATTGGATTCTTTGTCTTGATGCTGATGAGACTATTCACAATATCGACCTCCTGCCTGCCTGCGTCAAGGCTGCCGAAGAGTGCGGCGCGGATGGGCTTGCGTTCAGTCTTTACGATATGTGGAGCCCAACGCATTATAGGTATGATGATTTTTGGAACGCCCATACCAGGGGTTGGGTAATGTGCGTCCGGTACGATGCCGGAAAGGAGTATACCTGGCGGGAAACCGCCCTGCATTGCGGCAGGTTACCGGTGAATTCCTGCGATCTGGTAAGTGGCACGGGGTTGAAAATTCAACACTGGGGGTGGAGTACGCCGGAGGACAGACAAACCAAGTATGAGAGGTACATAAAGGCTGATCCGGATGGTGAATATGGGATAATAGGGCAGTATCTTAGTATTTTAGATGACAATCCGAACCTTAAACCTTTTTTCAGTGACACAAACAGTAAAGAGTGGTGGGAGAACGAGTTTAAGGAAAATTGGAGAGTTGGCATAGATGGAGTAGAACAGACAAGATACTTTATGAAACGTATTCTGGAGGTGGTGAAATTCCCTGAAAATGCAACTGTTCTTGATTGGGGGTGCGCAATGGGGCAGGGCGTAGAAGAGCTGAATAAGGCAGGATATAACGCAGAGGGGTATGATTTTTCGGAAACCGCTATAAAAACAGCAAAGGGAATGTACCCAGGATACAATTTTACCCATGAGTGGCCCCAGAAAACCTATGACGCTGTAATAACGTCAAACTGTCTCGAACATTTTACTGATCCTGTAGTCCAAACAGAGGAAATACTAAAGTTATCTAACAAATATCTTGTTATTATGACCCCGTACAACCAAACACCGTCAGACGTTCACCCTGTAACGATAAACGAAAACACTTTCCCTCAAGAGTTAAACGGGTTTAGGTTGAAGCATAGCTGCATTGTACCGTCAAAAAATGTCCTATATGACGGGGGAGAACAAATATTGTTTGTATATGAGAGGTATATATGAGAATTCTCATAGCGGCTCCGGTTCGTCAGAAGGAAGAAATCTTCAAAGCATACCTGGAAAGCTTAGATAATCTCGAAATTCCAGAAGGGGCGGAGGTTAACAGGTTTTTTATTTTGCATAACAGCCCCGAACTGCTGCCGCTGATAAAGGACAAGTCTTTTTATGCGGAATACAACACGGATGAGCCATACAAGACAGACGAAGCTTCACATCACTGGACAAGCACCAACGTATCTCATGTTGCCGGAATGAAGAATTGTATCCTGGATTTTGCCAAACGAAATGATTACGATTATGTGTTTTTCGTGGACAGCGACCTTATCCTGCACCCGCGGACGCTGATTACTCTTCTTGATGCCAAGAAGGATATTGTCGCCGAGATAATTTGGACCCGCTGGACGCCGGATGACATCGAAGCCCCCAACGCCTGGGATTATAATATGTTTGAATTTAGACACGAGAAACGTCTGGAGGAATGGCGCGTGCCTGGTTTATACCCCATTGGCATGACCGGGGCCTGCATCCTGATCAGTAAGCCGGTTATTCAGGCCGGCATCAATTACGACCGGGTATACAATATCAGTTATTGGGGAGAGGACCGGCATTTCTGCATCCGGGCGGCAGCGCATGACTTCGGTATTTGGCTTGACACTCATTACCCTTGTATTCACCTTTATAGGGATAGTGAGTTAGAAAAGTATAAGCGAGGTGAGTTAAGAAATGGCTAAAAAGACAGGTGGCCATGGGCGGGAAGATACCTATGGGCAAAAAAGAGATACCTAAACCGTGTCAGGGCAGCAAAAAAGGCAAGTAACCACTTCGCAAGAGGTGGTTTTCTATTTACTCGAACGGCCCAACCAGAGGCCAAGGAAGGATGATATTAGTGGATGAACCAATTTTAAGCACTGCCACACCAACGGCAGACCCTACCCCAGCAGCACCGCCGAGTGATCCTGTAATACCAACAGATCCACCGGCGCAAGACCAGTCAACCGACCCGGCGCCAAGCGATCCGACACCGCCGCAGACCATTAAGATTAAGTATAACCATGAGGACAAGGAGATCCCTTATGATGAGGCTGTTCAGCACATTCAAAAGGGACTCAACTATGACAAGGTTTATGAGCGGTACAACGAGTTAGCCAATCACCCTGGTCTCGCCTACCTTAACGAGATCGCCCAGGCTAATGGCGTAACTGTGGATCAACTGGTTGGCCACTGGAAACAGCAGAATGAACAAGCAAGGCTGGATGAACTGATCCAAAATAATATTCCCGAGGATGTTGCACGGGAAATCATCGAGGGAAGAAAATTCCGACAGCAGTACACCCAGGAAAAAATGACCGCTGAGCAGCAACGGAAACAACAGGGTATGTATGTTGAATTTATTGAAGAGTTTAAGGATGTTAAGCCGGAGGATGTCCCGGCAGAGGTTTGGCAAGAGGTAAATAATGGCAAGTCATTGGTTGATGCATACACCAGGCATGAAAACCGGACGCTAAGAGATCGCCTTGCCAAGATGGAAGAAACTCTGCAAACCCGTCAGAAAAACGACCAAAACGCACAATCAAGCCCGGGTAGCGTTACCGGAAACGGCAGCGTACCAACGGGGTATTATTCCAAGGAGCAAGTTGAGAAGATGGATCCCAAAGATGCCGCTAAACCAGAGGTTTACAAGGCTATTATGGATTCCATGAAGCACTGGAAATAACGAAAGGAGAATTAAACTATGTCCGTAAATAATTTTATCCCGACCATTTGGACGGCGACAATGCTCAAAGAACGTGACCGCAAGCATGTTGCAATTAGCAACTGCAACCGAGACTATGAGGGTGAGATCAAGCAAAAAGGCGATAAGGTCAAGATTAACAGTATCGGTGATATCACCATCAACGATTACACCAAGAACAATTTCGCCACCGGGTTGACCCTGCAAACTCTGGATGACGCCTCCACCATGCTGGAGATCACCCAGGCCAAGTATTACCACTTCGCCGTTGACGATGTGGACAAGGCACAGGCCAACCAAAAAGTAATGAACGAGGGTATGAGGAAAGCCGGCCTTGGGCTTAACAACCTTGCTGATCAATTTATTTTCGGAAAGTACACCGAGGCCGGGAACACTGTAACCGCTACCGTAACATCGGCAAACATCATCAGTTCCCTTGCGGCTGCGATTCAAAAACTGTATGAAAACGATGTGCCGGAGGGTGAAGAAATCGCCTTCGAGGTATCGCCGCAGGTTTACACCAAACTTGTCCTGGCGAAAATCGTAAAGGATTACGGCAACACAAAAATCCTTGAAAACGGCAGGGTTGGGCAGTATCTAAACTGCACGATTTATCTGTCAAACAACGTCGTCCAGGTCGGCACTCTGAGTAATTGCCTGCTGCGGACCAAAGCGGCCATTTCCTATGCTGAACAACTAATTGACACAGAAGCCTACCGCCTGACCAGCGAAGGCTTTGGAGATGCCGTTAAGGGGCTGCAACTGTATGGCGCCAAAGTGGTCAAGCCCAAAGAGATTGTCAACCTGGCACTTACGACCTCCGCTGAATCCACAATTTAAGGGAAGGAGATAAATAACCATGACGCAAGCTATTACCGTATCCACTGCCGTTAGAGACGGCTCGGTTGACGTTACCCTACACGCTGCACAGTCGGCCAACACGGTTGATTTTTCCACCAAACAAAATGAAAAGATCGTGATTATCGTTCAGAATACCAATGATGCCGTTGCAGTAGAAACGGCAACCATTACCGTTTCTCCGGGCGGCTTCTGGCGTAAAGACCTGGGGACCCTGTCCGTTGACGTTGCGGACGCTAGTGTTTATAAACAGATCGGCCCCCTGGATTCCGCGAGGTTCAAGGGAACTAACGGCTTGGTTACCATCAATGTGGCCGTGACCCAGTCCGGTACCGTAAGTTCGGTCAAATTAGGGATCATTAATTTGCCGTAGAAAAAGGGGGCCTTCGGGTCCCCTAAATTCTTTAAAAGAGGTGAGGACTTGAAATACAGATTTTTTGGAGAACCGGGTTTGCATATAATGGATTCTGAAACAGGTCACCCGTTATATAAGTTTGATGATAACGGGGAGATTGTTTTAAGCGACGACAACCCTTTCCTTAAGCGGATGATGAACCATTACCAACATGAGCCGGTGGAACCAGTTGCTGTTAACGCGCAGCCGGAACAGGATGTCACTGCCGAGCCATTTAAGTTTAACTGCCGGAAGTGTAGTTTTGAAACCAATAACCACGGGGCATTTCTGGCACACTGCAAGAAAGAACATCCGAAAGAGGTGAAGTAAATGACTAATCAACTGGAAGCAGTATTATACAATCAAGCGGCAAACGGGTGGGTGGCAACGGACAGCAAAGACAACGCCCTGGCAACTGCAAGTAAGGCCGCTGCCACTGATAAAACTCACGTTCTTACCGGCGTTTTTGCAAGCTTCAGCGCTGCGATCACAAAGTTACTTCAAATCAAGGATGGCTCCACCGTGATTGCCGAGCACTATATTGTTAATGCTGAGTTTATACCTTTAAATATCAAAGGAACAGCCGGAAATGCCGTGTCTGCTGAATTGGCGGCATCCGGTACGGGTGGAACGATTGGGAAGGTGAATATTACCGGGTTTACTGTTTAAGATGAAAGGTGGGGCATATTATGACTCAAGAGGTCAAATGCACCGACTGCGGTTATGTCCTGGCAACTATTAACGCCAGGGATAACAAGATTAAATTTACTATGCCGAATGACCCTCAGGAATATCTACTATCAAACACAGCGCATTTGTTAATATGCCCCGGCTGTGGAATGGAAAATAAGATTTATTAATCACTCCCCAGGATAAAGAGAGGGGGTTTTTATTTTGACCTCAGACGTAATTATTAACCACTGCTTAAAAGCTATTGGCGAGGATGACCCTGTCACTCCGGTTGAAATGACCCGGGTTGAGTGTCTTCAACTGATCAATCTGTTTTATCAGAACGAGATCGGGGAACGTCTCAAAAACCTGCTCTCATATACTTATGACGCTAGCGATGGAGCTCACACAATTACTTTGGGTGTAGCAACATTGCCAAGTGATTTTCTGCTTCCATCCAGGGTGTATGACGGAGACGCGGAGACTGACGACCCACTGGAACAAATTTTTGATATCGAAAATAAGGTTGCTGACACGGATACAACATCACAATATATGATTCCAAATACAACTCAGTTATGGATTTTCGGCATAACTCCGACTAACACCATTAAGTTTTATTACTACATTAAGCCGACTGCCTTGACCGATAGCGCGGCATCGTCGCCAACTGCGTTAAAAGAGAAATTTCACCTTGACCCGTTTGTCGTGCATATCAAAGAAACATATGCCATGAGAAACAATGACCTAGCAGACATGCTGGACTTAAAGACGCTTAAATTGGATATCCTTGACGCCATTGAACAGGCGCACAGCGTAGAAAAGCATGATGATAGTGATATTATCATAAGAGATGTTTATGGGGTGTCGTAAATGACATATGATCGCATAGTAAAGAGGCAAGGCCGAAACCGCAGTCGCAATAAACAACCCCTGCCAATCGAGCAAAAGGATTGGCGAGGGGTTAACTATGTAGACGACATCTACACCATGCCGCCGCAACAGCTGCCATTTGCCCAAAATGTTGACCTGGGAGCGCCGATTGGAGCAATATCCAAGGTGGCAGGGTATGAATCCCTGTTTACCTCCCTTGGCGCGGGGAAGATTTTGGGCCTTCACACCTGGGAGCACTCTGATGGCGACAAACTGATCGCGGCCTGGGACAAGTACCTTTACCTGCTGTCCGGCGCCTCTGGTAGTATCGCCAAGACTTCACAGGCAGATTGGGCGGCGGGCACTGGCGTTAATCTTGACCTTACCACCAGTTCCGGTGACGTGAAATTAGCAAAAACAGGTGTTGACTTTTCTCACGCTGATACTACTACAGCAGATTTCAATGGGACTCATTCCAATACCGTAGCCATTACTAATTCGGTAGCGTTGGGTACGCAACCGAATACATATGGCATTACTTCATTGGGTGGTACATCGGTTGATGCAACCGGATCATCTTTTGAGATCGGTTGGAAATTCACGGTTGGAGCAAGTAATATAGTAATTAATAAACTGAGAATATTTGCGCCTTCTAGTGGTAGTTATACTATTAAACTCTGGCGGGTATCCGACCAAGCATTACTTAGTAGTGTTGTGGTAGCGGCAACCGGTGGCGCGTGGACAGAAGGGGCTATTGCAGAAATAACTCTTAGTGCTAGTACGGCTTATGTTGTATCGACAAACATGATTGCCCAAGAAATGAGATATAGCCTTTCTGCTTCCTGTTCTTTTTATTCCGGTATAACTTTCAATAATGGCATGTGGGCAAATAATAATGGAGTATATCCTTCTATTGCCCAAGGCAATGTTGTATTCGGGATAGTGGATATATGTGTAAAAATAACCAGTTATTATTCTTCAGGAACATATACGCACACCGTTCAGGATGTAAGCAGTGCGGTTGTGGCAAAAACGGCAACTATTACTTTTAATAAAACAACCCCGGCAAATACTACTTGCACCGTGGAAGTGAACGTTTCCACGGATGGTGGGTCTACCTGGGGTGGTTGGGTGGCTAAAAACTCCGGAGATACGATTATTACGGCAGGAACTACCGTTTCAAACTATCGGGTGCGGTGGAGGTCTAATTTAGCGACTACCGATCCGGCTTCTACGCCTTCACTTGATGACGTGACGGTAAGCGTCACCACGGCTTATTATACCTCAGGTAGCTGGATTTCTATAGCCCTTGATATGGCAAATACTCCTATTACGGCGGTGTTGTCATGGGTACAGACTACCCCAGCAGGAACTTCCGCAACGTGGTACGCCAGGGGGTCGAGTAATGGGACGGTGTTTGGAGATTGGCAGGAGATAACTGTCAGCGGTGGATCCATACCGTTACTAAGATATGTCCAGATTAAATTCCTACTTGCAGGAACGATTGCAGCAACCCCAATAGCAAGTAGTCTCTTGATAAGTTATTCCACCTCATACACGCAGGCCAACAGGCTTGACATAACCCCTCTAGGTAGGACCAGCAACCTACTAACAGGGAATCGCGTGAGGATGCAGGACTATAACAATATGTGCTATTGTGCGGATGGACTAAGACCTTTTGTTTTATATGTGGACGCTACCACGGCGGTAACAGGTACGGCGCAAGCAGGTACGACAAATACTATCAGGCTTGCAGCCGGGGCCAGTGCAGCAAACGACTTCTTTAACAATGCGCTCGTAACGATTACCGGGGGGTCTGGGGTCGGACAGGTACGGTTTATCTCCGATTATAACGGCACGACAAAGGATGCTACCGTATCGGTTAACTGGACAAACCTACTTACAAATAACCAGGCCAGTATCGAAACTGATACAACGGGATTTGCGGCTATGAGTGGGGCTACAATTAGCCGTGACACAACTGAGCATTGGAACGGCACGGCTTCGCTGAAAGTCGTCTGCCCCGGTTCTGTTCTCTATGAAGGCGTGTACACAACAAATATTGTAGTTTCCCCCTCTACAGTGTATACCGGTAGTTTCTGGATAAAAGCCACTGCCGGTAAGAGCCTTACGATTCAACTGACAGACGGCGTAATAGAGACCCATGTATCATTCACAGCAAGCGGTATATGGGAGCGGAAGGAAATTACCCATACGGTTTCCGCTTCGAGCACTGCATTGGCATTAAGGTGTTATACCGAGACTAGCATACAAGCCGTTACATTTTATTTGGACGGCCTTCAGATTGAAAAGAGCAATATAGCAACCGATTGGGCATTAAGCCCTGACGCCACCTCCACCTACTCTATCAGTTCTGCGGTGAAGGCACGAAAGGCGGGGGTAGATCCTCCAGGAACTGCTCCAACACTTGCAGATTCAACGGTAGCAGGGACACCCAACGGGGTTTATTACGGCAAGATTACCTTTGTCAATGCGGATGGTTACGAATCCAATCCATCAGCCGCCTCTGCCTCGTTAACCGTAGCCAGCAAAAAAATTACTTGGACCGCTCCGGTAGACGCTTCAGCCGGTAATACCACGGCTTCGCGTAAATTGTACCGTACTAAGGCTGGCGGCAGTGTTTACTACTATGTGGCTACTATCAGCGACAATACTACTACGGCTTACACGGACAATATAGCGGACACATCTTTAACCGTTCTGATGGAGGACAACAACAATATCCCGCCAAACGCCTCCATTGTGTACATGTTTATGGAATATATGTTTTATGCTAATGGTAGTGATCTATGGTTCTCGAAGGTTGGAACGCCGGAGCAGGTACCCAATATTACCGGGGATATGCAGGTCAATACCCTGCCGAGTACAATATTGGACATCAAGAGCAATCCAATGGCGCTTATTCCGCAGGGTGAGAACTTTATCGCGCCGATCACAACGAATACCGGCTTTATTTTTGACTCTGACCCTACCGTGGACACCACGATGATGAGGTTGATTGATAAAAACGGATCGTTATCATTTGAAGCGTCTGATATTTGCATTGACCCGCAACTGCGATCTATTCTGGTATTTCCAACCAATACGGGAGTAAGGACACTTCTCCCCGGTTTACAAGATGGAAGTATAGAATCTACGCCGATGTCCCGGAATATCCAAGACTACTTTGACCGGACGGTTAACCGAACAAATATGGCTGGAGTATTCTTTAATAGCTACTATCTCATTTCAGTGGAACATCACAACCCCGACTTGTTGGTAAACGAATACCTGACTTTTGCCTATGATTTCAGGACTAGCGAGTGGTACGGACCGTGGACGTTTGGATGCTCCTGCTATATTATTTCTGCCGGCGTTCTTTACGCTGGCGACCCGGCGGTGGGTAAGGTCTACCGAATGTTTACGGGAAGTTCCAGTGATGGCGCAAACCTAAAAATGATCGCTGATTTACCGATGGTATCACCAGGCGGAGAGAATAGGACGTACAAGTTTAATAAATTCATGCTGATGTTATCGGACGACAGCGACACGAGCGTAACGATAGTCAAACCGAAGGTGGATTCCAGGGAGGCAACTGTCACCCTAGGTACTCTTACCGATACGTTCACGGGAGATGTGCGTCCGGGCCATAATAATCTGCGGTCGAAGAAGTACAAAATCCCCTTGTCGCGTGGGAACACGTTGTCCTACCGGATTGAGGACGATTCGACGCATCCGATCTCGATTCAGAAGGTTATCACGGAATGCGAAGTTTTGCCATTGAAAAGGTAAAAGGTCGCCTTTCGGGGCGACTTAAATTATATAAAAACGGAGGTGTTTTAAAATGGCATTAACTTCCTCATATAATCCTGCAATACCTGGGAGCGATTGGTATAAAGCAAATATTTTACAAAAACCTGTAGGAACACAGACAATAGCAAATACGGCTATTGGCAATACAGCCAGCGGCGCAAATATGGGTAATGTTATGCCGGATTGGTTGAATACCGGGATCCCGGATTGGCCTGGGCAATATACTGGGGGATACGGGACTAATCCAGCCCAAACAACTCAACCAGCCCAAACAACTCAATATCCAATGTTTCCAAAGTTAGATTACACGGTACCAACAGCCCCTGGTTTATCTTGGGAAGAATCTCGAGCACGGGCAAAAGGTATGTTTCAACCCCAATACGAACTTGCCAGAATGCGTAGCGAAAAACAGTTTGCCGATCAGCGCGCGAGACTTCCACAGTTCCTTGCAGCCAGAGGGTACCTCAAGGGTGGAAAGCGGGAGGCTGGGGAAGATAATATAACGCAAGACCAGGCCATGACACTAAACCAATTAGATACCGACTTTGCAGCAAAGGAACAACAGGCGGCAAATGATATTTATGTCAATGAACAGGGATCAGCTAACAGAATGCTTCAGCAACTTATTGACCAGAAAAATAACGAAAATCAGGCGGCTCTCCAAAAGTGGAATACGGAATACAATGCAGCATTCCAGGGAGGTCAGAACGATAAAACTAGATCAACTCAGAGTGATATTCTGAAAAATGAAACGTTAATGAAGTGGATTGACTATTTCCTTGGTGGCGAGTAGGGGAGGGAATATAAATGGCAATGGATTTTTCGCAATTTGATCCTGACATGCAGAACACGATCAAGCAGGCACAGCAGATAGCTGGATTAATTAAGACCCAGCGCAGTCAGCAGAGAACGCAACCGATTACGAGTGCGTTGTCTGGGCTGGGTGAACAATACAAATCTGCCCAGACCGACGAACAGCGCCAACAGGCAAACAGTTTGGCAAATATGACACGCGCCAATTATCTCCAGGGTGGCGGTTCTCCGTCTGAGTTACCTTCTCAGTATTGGGGCAGTGACCCAGGTCAGGGATTCCAGACCTCAGAAGGATTCCAGGCTCCCATTACAGGTTACGAGGGGTTAAAGCGGGCTGATGCCATATCTAACAGGCGGCAGTCGTTATCTGACCTATTTGAAAAACAGAAGTGGCAAGCCACCCCAGAAAGCCAGGATTGGTATCTACCAGCAGCCAAACAGCAGGCAGAGGCTACTCTTGCGAATACACGTAGAAGCGCGAATGCGCCGTATGGTGGGGGTGGTGGCGGTGCAAGTAAACCGAGCCAAACAGTTACCGACCGGGGGAATTATGGATCTGCCCTACAAGGTGTAGGAGACGCCCTTGCAGCCCTTAGCGGTGCTATGGGAGGTCAGCCATATGCAGACAAGTATTCTACCGAATACGGAGTACTAGCTCCCGTCCAAGTTATAGAAAAACAGATCAACACACAGAGGCCACAACTAATTTCACAGGGAATTGACCCGGACAAGTTAATCAATGAGGCGTACCAAATGGCCTATGGTAAAAATAAGAAAGATTACTGGGATTCAGCAAATGGTGGTGATTAAATGTCTTGGGACTTTACAGGTGGGATAGGTTCTAGTATCAATGAAGAAAAGAAGAAAAAAAGTTCCTCCTGGGATTTCACTGGTGGATTAGACTTTTCTTCAGTCACAGAAAAACCGGTAATATCCTATATCCCGGGTGAAGGATCCCCCGAGATAAAGCGGCTGGCCAGTGAATTGTTCGTCGATGCACCAGCAGCACCACCGGAACCTAGTCGGCCATTTTTTGAGCAGGTTGCTAATTTTGTCAAAAATCCCATGAATGAGATCCGTTATTTTAACCGCAAATCAGAGCAGCAGTATGAACCGGTAAGGCGAGAGTTGTATCCCCAGCTATATCCCGAGCCAGGAGCGCCGGCGCCGCAAGGCTCATGGTTTGAGCGTACAGGCCAGGCCGGGTCGGAAGTCATGGGCATGATGGATAGGCCCGACAAGGTAACAACCGGAAGTAAATTCGGTGATATCTCGGCTGACTTGGCTGGTGGACTGATGGGATTTGCCGGTAACCCTGCCAGCGCAGGGGCGAAGTTATGGGGCGGTACGGAGCAGGCCATTAGCGGAGCCTTGCCGCTTATCCCCAAACTTAACGTACTTCCGGCGATAGCACAGACCGGCTTAAAGATGGGCGCGACCACGCTACCTTACGAGGCAACCAGGGCTATAGCTAACGACAGACCGTTTGACGCTGGCGAGGCTGGAACTGCGGCGGCATCTAATGCGCTGCTGGGTATGTTGTTGCATGGCGGCGGGAAGGCGCTGGCATCGTTCAAGAGGCCGGGAGAAGTTCCGGGGGTAGAATCTACCCTGCCAATACCGGAAGTTCCTCCTGGGGTAAATACAGCGCCGCAAAAATCGTTTACTTCTCTTCGTCTCCCAGGTACCGAAAAGACTGCAATGGATCGCCTTAATGAAGGAATCCAAGAGGCACAAAACTACGTCAAGCACAATGATGTTCTTGCAGCGTACCCCCCGGGGACAACTGTTGAAGCTGCTTTTGCTGATATAAAAGCAAATACTGGTATTGACTTGCCGGGGCTTATGAACGATGTCGAGGCAATACAAGGTAGGCCGGGATTACGGCAGCAGGCGGCAAATGAGGCGCAGTTTAGCAGACTTGGGCAGGCAGCGGGGGCGATACCGGAACTAACCAAGTTTGTCGGACCTGGCCGTGAACGCATAATCGGCGGGTCGCCCTCTTTGAGAGTTACACCTCCGATGGCGCAACCTGTAAAGGGGGGATTACCGCAGGGGGATGGTTTACCCCTTGGCCACCGCATTCCTGAGAAAATGGAACCCCTGGCAAATGGTCAGCGCGTACGTAGCCTTGGGGTAAGTACGGCAAAGGCCGAGGGTACGCCCCCGGAAGTGCAGCGCGGTTTAATTAATGAAATGGTTCCCGGTGGCCGCGGTGCTTACGATG